TGTACATTTTAGTGGTAAAATGGAAGTTGCATCTGAACTGGCAGTATCTGCTGGTTTAGATATGAAGCAATTTGGTGGAGTAGTTGAACAAAATTCTGAAGTATTTGCTGCAATGGGCGGCACCGCACAAGCCGGTGCAACAGCATTTTTTACTCAATTAGAACAACTTAGAACAAGTGAACTTGGTGGGCAAATGCGAGCTTTGGGTATTAGTTATGAAGAACAAGCCGAAAACATGGCTATGATCCAAAATTTTGAAAATATGTCAATGCGCTCAACTAAAATGACAGAGCAGGAACGAAATGCTGCAACTTTGGCATTCAGTTCTGAACTAGATCTTTTATCAAAATTAACAGGTAAACAATCTGATGAACTGAAAAAAGGCATGTCTGAAATGCAAAGGGCAGGAGACTTTAAAGCACTCCAAATGGACATGAGCGCAGATATGGCTACGGCATTAACAACAGGTGCTGAAGAAGCAAAGGGTGCAGGCATCGGCGACTTGTTTAAAGACATGATGATAAGAGGATTTCCAAGCAAAGATCAGTCAAAACTAGCTGCATTGTATGGAAACTCTATGGCAGTTATGACAAAAATGAAAGCGGCGCAAGATAAGGGCAATGTTCACGAATATAATAGATTAAAAGGTCAATTAGCAGCCGCAGCAATTCAAGATCAAATGGCTAATAAAGATCTTGCTAAATTAGGAGGTACCACTGCTGTTACTCAAATTGCAGCTCAAGCAATGGCAGATAGTGGCGCATATCATACTACTTTAAGAAATATGTATGCACAAAGAGCTAGAGAACTAGGTGTTGCAATACTAAGTGCTGAAGAAGTAGAAAAATTAGAAGCAAAAGCTAGGGCTCAAGCGGTAAAATCCCGAGACGATCAAATAACAGAAGTACCACAGCAAGTAATAGGAGTAATGATTGAAGCCCAAAATGAAATGGTTAATATAGCAGCGACAACACAAAAAGAAGCTACTGTAAGAATTTATGAGACAGTAGCAGAAGCAATGGGCGGAACTTTAGAAAAAATTAAAATTTGGGATCCTGCTGCTGAACTAGACAAAGGTATTAATGATGCTGCTGATTGGTTTCGAAACTTCTTTCAATTAAATGCATCACAAGGTAGACAAGCTATTGGAGAAGCTGAAGCTGTAGGCAGAGGTGACATTGCAGCTCAATTACAAAGAAATGTAGATATACAAGAAACTGCCAGGGGTTCTTCTGATCCTGCCGACATAGCAGCATCTCAAACAGCAGCGGCAGAAAATGAGAAATTAAGGAGACAACTTGGTGCAGAAAAACAAAAAATTGCAGGTCAAGAGCCTCCTGGTCAAAATCTTCCTTCTATAAGTGAGAATATTTGGGGTGATCTCAAAGTAGTTCTTCAAGCTCTCTTAGAATTATTTAAAGGCAATGGCGCCGGTAGCCAATATGGTTCACCTGGTATGTCTAGAGCAGTTAGTGATCTTAGTTCATTAGCACAAAGTTGGGGAGGTGGAACATTTAATTTAATGCACGGCGAAGAAGCAGTACTAACCAAAGGTCAACTTGCAATGATTGATTCATCTTTTAACGAATTATTTGATAGAACTTCGTCATTTTCTTCTATAGCACAGCCTAAAGATCCAAACGCCGATCTAAAAAGATTAGGTATAGCTCCTACAATGGGTGCTATGCCATCCACCGGAACTAACAGTACTGATCTTCAAGGAGCGGTAAATACAATGTCAGCGCAGGACAGGCAGCGTTATATCATGCAGAATAAAGATCTTGCTCAATTAGGAGGTACTACTAGTACTACATCCGCAGCAGCAGATGCACTAGAATCAAGCAACAGTATGTCAGATTTACTAAGAGTAATGCATGAAATGAAAGATGCTTTAGCGACAGGTGATAATGAAGGATTTAAAGAAATGAAAAACTCTTTAAATGAAATGACGAAATTAGCACAAGTTCAAAATAGAATTGCTGGAAAACATTTGAAAGTAGGTAAAGGAATGGTTGGTGATATTTTTGCAGGAGGACCTAGAGTATGAGTTGGAAAAAATATTTTACACCTGTAACAATTGAAAATCAAACTGGAACTTATTCACCTTTTAATAGGTTAAACACTAGTTCTCAAGCTGGACCTGCACGAACAAACTATTCTTCTTATCTACCTGATGTTTATGTTGGTAGTCCAAATCGTGTTGAGCGTTATGGCCAATATAATACTATGGATTTAGATTCTGAAGTTTCTGCTGCATTAGATATTCTTGCAGAATTTTGTACACACGAAAACAAAGAGAATTATACTACTTTTAGTTTTGTTTTTAATAAACAAGCAACAGCTTCGGAAATTAGTATTTTAAGTCAATATTTAAAACAATGGAGTAATCTTCAAAATTTTGAAACTCGAATGTTTAGAATTTTTCGAAATGTTTTTAAGTATGGTGATCAAATTTTTATTAAAGATCCTGAAACTAAAAAATGGTTTCATGTTGATCCTGCTAAATTATCACGCATAATTGTAAACGAATCAGAAGGTAAAAAACCAGAACAATATATTATTAGAGATGTAAATCTTAATTTTAGAGAACAGGTTGCTACAACTCCACATCAAACTACAGGCAATGTTACAGGAGGTGGTAGTGGATACATAGCAGGCGGTGTTCGCGGAATGGTAGGAAACTCTCAACAACAATCAGGTTCTAGGTTTTCAACAGATGAACAGGAAATTGCTATTAATGCAGAACATATAGTTCATTTAAGTTTATCTGAAGGTTTAGATAATAATTATCCATTTGGTAATTCGTTACTAGAACAAATTTTTAAAGTATATAAGCAAAAAGAATTATTAGAAGACGCTATTATTATATATCGTGTACAACGAGCACCAGAAAGGCGAGTATTTTATGTTGACGTAGGAAATATGCCTACTCACCTTGCTATGCAGTTTGTCGAGAGAGTAAAAACTGAAATTCATCAAAGACGTATTCCAAGTCAAACGGGTGGCGGCGCTAATGTTATAGACAGTTCTTACAATCCTTTAAGCATTAATGAAGATTATTTCTTCCCACAAACAGCAGAAGGTAGAGGATCTAAAGTAGAAACATTACCCGGTGGTACTAATTTAGGTGAAATTGACGACTTACGTTATTTTACTAATAAACTTGTACGCGGTTTACGGATACCTTCTAGTTATTTGCCTACAGGAGCAGACGATGCTACTAGTTCTTATAACGATGGAAGAGTGGGTACAGCATATATACAAGAATTACGCTTTAATAAGTATTGTGAACGCTTACAAGGACTATTAACAGAAGAATTTGATAAAGAATTTAAAGTTTACTTGTTAGAAAAAGGCATAAACATTGATACATCAATGTTTGATTTAAAATTTCATCCACCTCAAAACTTTGCCCAATACAGACAATCAGAACTTGACAATGCTAGAGTTCCTACATTTACACAAATGATGTCTGTTCCTTATGTAAGTAATAGATTTGCATTAAAACGTTTCTTAGGAATGTCAGATGAAGAAATTGCTGAGAATGAAAAATTGTGGAGAGAAGAAAATGAAGAAACACTTATACCACCTCAAGAAGATGCTACAGGAGAAATGAGGGGTATTGGAATTAGTTCAGCAGGAATTTCAGCAGATATAGACGGAGCAGAAGATATTCTTGATGCAGATGTTCCTCCTGAGGAAGGAGGAGAAACGGCACCACCTGAAACTGCTACAGCAGGCGAAGGACCAGCAACACCTCCACCAGCTGGCGAACAAACGATATAAATACTAACATGATACTACGTGAATTATTTTACTTCAATAAAGATACGCTTCAATCAGAAGAAGACGATCGTTATGATCCCGATTATGATCAATCAATATTAGATCCTGATGATACTCGTAAAACACGTTTAACTTTGGGAGACATCTCAAGGGCAAGAAAATCAGCAGAACTACATAAAAAAGAAAAATCTAAAGAATTAGATTTAGTAAGACAAATGTATGGAATTGCTGCGCAGGCTGCTGTTGGTGTTTAACTTAAATGGCCAAACTAAATAAGGCTGATTATACAAAAGAAGCTTGGCGAAAATTAAAACAAGAAAAAAAGTTAGAAAAAGCTGCCAAACGAGCAGCAAAAGCAGAAGCAAAAGCAAAATCTCAAAAACTTAACACAACTCCCCATCAAGAATGTGCCTTTGTTTTAGGCAACGGTCTAAGTCGACAACCCGTTAATCTTTATTCTTTAAAATCGTATGGTCCTATTTATGGTTGTAATGCAATATATAGAGACTTTGATCCAGACTATCTTGTTGCTGTTGATGTTAAAATGGTTTTAGAAATTAATCGCGTAAAATATCAAATTAAAAATCCCAATGTCTGGACTAATCCTAATAAAGCATATGATACTTTTCCTAATCTTAGTTTTTTTAGTCCAAGCAAAGGTTGGAGTTCTGGACCTACTGCATTATGGTTTGCAACTACACACGGACATAAGAAAATTTTTATTCTTGGCTTTGATTTTACAGGAACAAATGGTGGAAAACATTTTAATAACATTTATTCAGATACAGAAAATTATAAAAAATTAAGAGATGGTCCTACATATTATGGAAATTGGTTGAAGCAAACTGTTGACGTTATTAGAGAAAACCCTAGCATAAATTTTATTAGAGTTATAGCATCAGATAATTTTTGTCCCGACGAACTAAATAATTTTAACAATTATAAGACCATTCGATTAAAAGAATTCGGTAAAATTTTTGGATTTTCAGTAGAAGATCCTTAAATTGCTCATTTTGAGCCTATATTACACCTGATTTACCCGAAATATTGTAAATATATTAGACAGCCTTACCATAGGTAAAATATTTTTAAGGAGACACAAAATGGCAGATCCAAAGAAATTTGAAGAAATGCTTGAACGCCTAATTAATGAAGATAAAGCAGGTGCAGAAGAGCTTTTCCATGAAATCGTAGTTGAGAAATCACGCGAAATTTATGAAACACTTTTAGAAAAAGATCTAGAAGATGATGAAGAAGTTGATGAAACTTCTAAAGAAGATGACGACGATGTCGAAGAAGCTTCCAAAAAAGACGATGACGAAGTTGAAGAAGCTTCTGATTCCGACGATGATGACGAAGTTGATGAAGATTTTGATCTAGACGAATTTGAAATTGACGCCGATGTAGATGCCGATGCACCAGTACTAGGAAGCGACGAAGACGCAACCGATGATATGATGGCTGACGTTGAAATGCCCGATGAAGAAGGTGAAGAAGGCGGCGAAGAAGAAATTGAAGATCGTGTAGAAGACCTTGAAGACGCACTTGACGAGTTAAAAGCTGAATTTGAAGAGCTAATGGCTGGTGATGCAGGCGGCGAAGAAGGCGAAGAAGAAATGGGAGACGAAGAAGGTGCAGAAATGGAACTACCTGGTGAAGACGATGCCGGAATGGAAGTAGAACCAGAAGAAGCTATTGAAGTACCTACTGAAGCTGTAGAAGATGACGAAGACGAAGTTGAAGAATCAAAAGCTCCGATGTCTGATACAGAGCAGATGCGCGAATATGTTGAAAAAGTAACAGCATCAATGGGCGATGACGGTGCAAACACCAAGTCCGTAGTAGCTGGTGCAAATGACATGGGCGGTTCTGCAAAAAACTTGGCACAAGGTAAAGAAGAAAGCGGACGTTCTGCTCCTTCTACTACTGAAGAAGACTTTGATAACGTAAACGTTCCAGGTGGAAAGGCTGCTAAGTCATTGTCAAAAAATGCCAAAGGCCACGGCGCTGAGAAAAAAGGCGCAGGCGAAGAAGGTTCTACTAATAAAAAGTCAATTGTTGCTTAATTAGTGGAAGTAATTTAAGGATTTTGAATGCGGAATTTATGTGAGACCTTAACATTCGATCAGGCACAGATGGTCGTTGAATCTGCCAATGAAGGCAAAGACCTTTTTATGAAAGGAATTTGTATTCAAGGAGGTGTACGCAATGCTAATCAGCGTGTATATCCCGTGAATGAAATTGGTAGGGCTGTCAAAACCCTTAACGATCAAGTGACGGGCGGATATTCGGTTTTAGGTGAAGTCGATCATCCAGAAGGACTTAATATTAATTTAGATCGTGTAAGCCATATGATTACAGAGATGTGGATGGATGGCCCAAACGGTTATGGGAAATTAAAAATACTACCTACCCCGATGGGACAACTAGTTCAAACAATGCTTGAAAGCGGAGTTAAATTAGGCGTTTCATCGCGTGGTAGTGGTAATGTTACAGAAGACGGTTCGGGAGAAGTTTCCGAATTTGAAATTATTACTGTTGATGTTGTGGCTCAGCCCAGCGCACCAGGTGCATATCCTACTGCAATTTATGAACAATTAATGAATTCTAGGGGAGGATATCAGGCATACGAATTAGCAAAGGCAACAAGAAACGATACAAAGGCTCAAAAGTATTTAAAAGAATCGCTGATTAACTTAATCGGTCGACTCCAATAACTAGGAGAAATAAACATGTTGGATGCACTAAAAACTCTATTTGAAAACGATGTTGTTTCAGAAGAAGTGCGCCGCGAGATCGAGGAAGCATGGGAAGCAAAGGTAAAAGAAAATCGCCTTGCTGTTACTGCTGAACTTCGTGAAGAGTTTGCTCAGAAATATGAACATGATAAGCATGTAATGGTGGAAGCTATTGATGCTTTGGTTACTGAGAAATTAGCAGAAGAAATGAATGAGTTTGCTGACGATCGCAAACAACTAGCTGAAGCTAAAGCAAAATATGCAGTAGCAATGCGTGAAAATGCAATTGTACTCAAAGAATTTGTTTTAAATTCATTAGCTAAAGAAGTTTCTGAACTACACGAAGATCAAAAAATAATGGCTAACAACTTTTCAAAACTCGAGGAATTTGTGGTAGACTCCTTAGCTAATGAAATAGCTGAGTTTTACGAAGACAAAAAAGACGTGGCAGAAACTAAGGTACGCCTTATTAAAGATGCCAAAAAACACTTGACTAAAGTTAAAGAAAACTTTATTCAACACAGTGCAAAAACAGTATCTAAAACAGTTGACAAAGCCCTACGTGGCGAAATTACTCAACTTAAAAATGATATTGAAGTTGCACGTAGAAATGATTTTGGACGTAAAGTCTTTGAAGCATTTGCAAATGAATATGCCGGAAGTTATTTAAATAAAAAATCCGAAACTGCTAAACTTTTAAAAGTTATTAATACAAAAGATAAGCAACTAGCAGAAGCAAAAACATTTGCTGTAAAAGCTAAGAAGGTAGTGGAAGCACAAGAGAGACAAAAAGACTCACTTATCGAAACTGCAAAGCGTAAAGAAATTATGAATGGTTTAATTGCACCATTGAGCAAACCTCAACAAGAAATTATGACAGACTTACTGGAAAGTATTCAAACTAGCAGACTACAGTCACAGTTTGAAAAATATTTGCCAACAGTTATTGATGGCGAAGCACCAGAAAAGCAGAAGAAGGCTAAATTGATAGAAGGCAAAGAAATTACAGGCAACAGAGAAATAGTAAAAACTAGTAAAACAGTAGACGATTCAAATGTCATTGATATTAAACGTTTAGCTGGACTTATTCCAGCCGGCGAGACTCGTTTAGCTGGGATAAATTAAGGAGAAAATAATGTCAGAACTACTAGAAAGTCGCTGGCAGGATACCAAAGGTGCCCTTCTTGAAGGCCTTATAGGCACAAAGAAAGCCGTTATGGCAACTACTCTGGAAAATACTCGTAAGTATTTGTCAGAAGCTGCTACTGGTGGCGCTACTTCTGCCGGAAATGTCGCAACTCTTAACAGAGTTATTTTACCCGTTATTAGACGTGTAATGCCAACCGTTATTGCTAACGAATTAGTTGGTGTTCAGCCTATGACAGGTCCTGTGGGACAAATCCACACTCTGCGTGTTCGCTATAGCGACACCAATGATAATGTAGTAGCTGGTGAGGAAGCACTTTCCCCATTCAAGATTGCTACAGCATATTCAGGTACTGGTACAGACCCAGCAGGCGTTGCAGATGCAACGGCTACGTTAGAAGGGTCAGCTGGTCGAAGAATGTCAATCCAGATCATGAAGCAAACTGTTGAAGCAAAAACTCGTAAGTTGTCAGCTCGCTGGACTTTTGAGGCTGCTCAGGATGCACAATCACAGCATGGTATTGACGTTGAAGCAGAAATTATGGCTGCTTTAGCACAAGAAATTACCGCTGAAATTGATCAGGAAGTTCTCAATAGCCTAGGTACCCTAGCTGGTACGGCTGCTGAAACATATGACCAAGCTGCTGTAAGTGGTACTGCTACTTTTGTTGGTGATGAACATGCTGCTTTAGCTGTTCAAATCAATCGCGTTAGCAATTTAATTGCACAACGTACACGTCGCGGTGCAGGTAACTGGTGTGTTGTTAGCCCATTTGCGTTAACAATTCTACAGTCTGCAACAACTTCAGCTTTTGCACGTACCACAGAAGGTACTTTTGAAGCTCCAACTAACACAAAGTTAGTAGGTACTTTGAATAGTGCAATGAAAGTATATGTTAACACATATGCTGCTGATAGTGCCGACGTATTGGTTGGTTATAAAGGTTCAAGCGAATCTGATGCTGCTGCATTCTATTGCCCATACATCCCATTGATGTCAAGCGGTGTAGTGTTAGATCCTAGTTCATTCGAGCCAGTCGTATCATTTATGACACGATATGGTTACGTTGAGCTTTCTAACTCAGCAAGTTCGCTAGGTAATGCTGCTGATTACTTGAGTAAAGTAGCAATTACTAACGCTAACGTTAGCTTCCAGTAAAATGTAAGTTAACAGTTACTTAGGTAACAGAATTAAGAGTGACTTCGGTCACTCTTTTTTTTGGTTTTTTTTCCAAAATAGGTTGACAAACTAATATAGATCATGTATATTAGTACTTGTAATGAGGACGCTCATTACACGGGTTGCAGGGAAGAGGTGTAGTCGAAGCACCGAACCTGGCTTGTCAGGGGTAGTACCCAGGGGCCTACTCGAAAGAGAACGGTTTCACATTGTGCCTACTAGCACAGGACAAGGCGTTGCCGCAAAATCGAACAAGGGATTTGGACGGCAGCTGGAGGTAATCCCAAGTCCTTCACCCACCTTTTTTAGAAAGGGCCTAGTACTATTTTGTACTAGGCTTTTTCTTTATTCCTTTCTCAAAAAATCATTGCATACACATTAGTTCTTTGTATGATAAATACTTTATCAATGAGAGTATACCGCATTAGGATTAAATAATGTCAAAAATTTTAAGAGTAGGAAACGGCGACTATAAAATTTTAGTTAAACAAGGAGGTAGTATCACGTTAGATACTACTGATAATGCCCTTGATAAAACCGGAACAGTTGTAGTTACTGGTAATTTAGAAATTAAAGGAACAACAACCACTGTTGATTCTACCATAGTTACCATTGCAGATAATATTATTGTTCTTTCTAAAGATAATGTTGCTGCTGGAATTCCTGCTAGTTTAAATTATAGAAGTGGAATAGAAATAGAAAGAGGAAGTTTATTAAATTCCCGTGTAGTATATGATGAACAAATAAATTGGACAACAGGTGGTTCTTCAGGTGCAGGAACTTTTACTTTTGAACAAGGAGTTACAACAATTCCTATTAAAGCAAGTGGAATGTTAAATTCAGGTAGTATCTATTTACAACCCATAGGCGGAACTGTATCTGTAACAAATACTACAAATTATGAAGAACGAGTATATTTTTATGACGGCGGCGTAGTAACTGATCCTGGAGATGGAATTGTTATAAGAGATGACGACCATTTACCTAATGCAAAAGGTATAGCAGATTATGTAACTTATATTTTAGCCCAAGGTGCATTTCAAGATAGGATAGAAGAAGGTGCTTATGGGGACGAAACATATGTAGAAACTAAAGATTTTAGTGAAACAGGATTAGAAAGTAATGTAGAAATTGGCGTAGATGGTAATGCAGTAGGTAACTTTTATTCTAATAGAATAGACTTATTTGATGTAAGAATTAGTGCAAATCGAATCTCATCAACAGCTAGTAACCAAAACTTAATACTAAGTGCTCCTGGTACAGGAACAGTCCAAATTACAGATATTTTAGAAATGTCAGAAACGCCTCATGCTGATGATGTTTCGATTGATCCTGGAACCCCTTCAGACGGAATAAAAGTTTATTCTAAAACACAAGCAGGCGGCGGCACAGGATTATATTTCGCAAATAAAAGTGCAACCGCCGACGAAATAATAAGTAGAAATAGAGCATTAATTTTTAGTATGATATTCTAAGAGGAAACAAAATGGCAATTATCAATTATCAACTAACCACAGCGCAACTAAATGCAGTGACAGTACCTGCTGCGAAACAGTATGCAATTACAAATATAATGGTTTGTAATACATACGATCCAACAGGAGGAAGTCCAGAGCTTCATGATGCAACTTTTACAATGCATTTAATTCCAGATGGTGATTCGTTGACAAATGCGGTAACAACTGTTATTAAAGTCCTTTCATTACCTGCAGGAGAAACATTTACATTCGATTCAGAAAAAATCGTTTTAGGAGCAGGAGATATGTTATCTTTTACTGCTACTTCAGAAACTCCTCCGGGTGCTGGACTTACAGACTTAGCAGTTACAGTTAGTTATTTGGAAGTTTAATATGCGTTTAATAAAAGCTCAAAATACAAACTTGAGAACTATTTACGGTAAAGGCGTTAAGTATGACGTAGATGATCAAGTTATAATTGATAGCACAAACACTGTTCTTATGCCTAAAGGAACTACTGCACAACGTCCTACATCTCCAAATAATGGACATGTTAGGTACAATACTGATGACGAGCAATTAGAAGCATATCAAAACGGTGCCTGGAGAGAAATTCGTTTCAAAGAACCTAATCAAGATCCTAGCATTGTACAACAAAACTTAGGTAATGGTGATGCAACTATTGTACTTTTTGGTCCATTAGATAGTCAAGATACCGATTATCCTGCGCCCGCAGCAGCTCAAAATGTTCTTGTATTTGTAGAAAATGTTTTTCAAGTATCTACTACTAACTACACTCTTGTACAAAATCCTTCTACAACTAACACTGGACAAGAAGTTGTAGCAGGTGCATTTGTAGTATCCACAGAATATATTATTACAGTAACAGGAACAACAGACTTCACTCTTATAGGTGCAGCCAATAGTAACGTAGGTACAGTGTTTACAGCAACCGGTGCAGGTTCTGGAGACGGTGAAGCAAGACCTACTGGTTATTACCTACAATTTACTTCTGCACCCGACTTAGCAAAACCCGTAACTGCATTACATAACTTCGACAAATAATCCAATAAATACTTGTGTCAAGGAGAATTAGATGTCACAAGTAGGAAGGATTTCTGGTCC